GCGTAGCCGTTTTCGTTCGCGAACTTGCTGGCGACGCCCGCCGGGTCGGATCGCGCCTGCCCCATGACATCGGACATGGCTTTCCGCGCGCCGAGTTGATAGGCGGAGAATTCCGGGTCGCTCATGCCGTTGAGCCGCGCCGACAAAAGGTCAGGGTCAAACACCTGTCCATCGGAACGCGGCGCCAGCACGCTCCGGCCTTCCGTGAAAGCATCCTCAATGCTCTTGTCGGAAGCATATTGCTGGCGCGCGGCGTTGTATTCGTCGGGCATGGCGTCGAGAAGGCCGTTGCGCACATTGGTCAAGGCTCGCGCCTGGGCGAGGTTCCCGGCTCGCAACGCGGCGTTCGCCTGATCGCCGATCGCCATTTGCGCGTTGTGAATGACCTTGATCGGCATGGCGTCTGGCGCTGTGCCGACGAACAGCCGTTGCGCCCTCCCGAGCGCGCTGGAGATCGGGTCTTCCGCCACGCCAGCCGCAATGGGATCGACCCGCGTTTGGGCGATCATGTCGCGAACCGGGCTGACATCGACCGTCGCGCCGGAATTCAGCACAGGGTTATATCCCGCCGCCCCGTTTGCGGCCGTGCGCGCCTTCAGCGCCGACAGCGCGTCCACGGCGTTGAAGTCCGGCCCGGCGAGGTCCGTCACCGCTTGGTTGATGCGCGGCGCGAGGTTGTCGGCGCGCGCGGTCAGGTTTTGCGAGATGACGGGCGCGGCGCTCGGCTCGCGGGCGGCGAGGCGAGCCGTCAAGTCGCGCGTCGCCTGCCCGGTGTCGGCAAAGATCGCGCCCGTCCCGAGCCCCTGCGCAGCCGCGAGCGCGTCGCTCGGCGACTGGCCTTGCATCGCGAATGCCTTCGTCAGCGCGTCCGCCGCGTCCGGCGTCAGCCCCACGCCATTCGTGCGGGCGAACAGCGCATCGGCGAGCGCTTGGCTCCCGGCTCCCGCGACCTTGCCGACGACAGCGCCGACCGGAACCGACGCCGCGCCGAGGCCCGCGCCGAGCGCGCCTTGCGTCAGCGCGGCATGAAGCTTGTCGGACGCCGAGCCGTCAGTGTCGATCGCGCCGCCGGCCACGCCGAGAATGCCGCCGGTTCCGGCATTGGTCAGCAGCGCGCCGCCGAGGCCTTCGCCCGCGAGGGGCGCAATCGTTCCGGCCGTCATCATCGCGGGCGGGATTGAGCCGAGGGCGGAGGCGGCGAAGGCGGTTTTCGGGTTGGCGGCCTCATAGCCTTGGCGCGCGCCTTGGTAGTGGGTCAGAGCTTGATTGTATTCGTCCTGATCCCATCGACCGCCTTCATTCACACCTTGCCGAACCGCTTGCGTGGCGGCCATGAGGCGCGTGCCAGCGCCGAGAAGCGCGGAGTTGCCGGCTTCGAGGGCGGCATTCCAGTATCCCGGCTGCACGGGCTGCGGAGCGCCGGCAAAGGGGTCGCCATCAACGGGGGTGAAGGTCGCCATCCATGCACCATGAGATATTTGCCGGGCCGGTTCGGGTCGGCGACATACCAGTTGCCATCGGGGGCTTGTCTCGCGCCCTGGACGGGCGGCTGTTGCTGCGCCTGTGGCTGAGACGCACGCGCCGGGACGGCCATCGTCTTCGTCGTGTTGACCTTGGATAGGTCGAGCGGGGCCAGAGCCGTATTGACGCCACCGGATGGCGCGCCGCCGCCGGCCGGCTGAGTGCGATCCTGCGCGTCCGAGAGCCGGTCCACAAGCGCGTCATTCGCCGCGAGGGCCGGCGTCGTCTGCCCCGGTGTATCCGGGATATTCGCCTCTGCCGGATCATAGCCGAGCGCCCGAACTTGCGGTGAGTTCCCGTAGCTCGCCAGCGCGTCCGCGAGCCCGGCACGTTGCGTCCGCTGGGCCTGTCCCATTTCGAGGCCGCCGACGAGGCCCTGAACCAAGCGCGCTGCGCCCTGCCAGGGGCTTTGCACCGGGGAGTAATCGGACCCCTTCTGCATAAGCTGCCGGGCAAGCTCAAGTTGATAGGCGGTCTGCTGCGGCGTCTCGACAAAGGAGTTCGGCGTCGTCGGATCAGAGCCGGGGAGAGAGAAGTCCACAAGCGACATTGCGCACCGCCCATCTTTGGTTGATTGAGCGGCGATCAGATATGCGCGTCGCGACTAGGCTCATCGTCGTCCAAATCATGAAGCTCGGAATAGGTCATGTCGCTCATAGCCATTCCGGCAGGCTGCTGTCCTGAGTTATCGACAGTTTTCTCTTGCTCACGCCAAGCCATCGCTAAATATCTGAAGGCGTCGGCCGCGTGCGAGGTCCAGTCATGGCGCGGCCGGTCCTTGAACGCCCGCTTGTCATCCTCGAACTCGGTTCGATATTGGCGCAGGGCGTCGAGGCCGGCCTCGCATCTTGCCTCATCAAACCAGCACAGAAGGAGGCCTTGCGCACAGCCTGAATGCCGTCTTCGACCGTATGCCCCGGCACGATTCGCGGAAACAGCCAAGCTCGACAAGCGTTTCAACCCGCGTCTTGCCCGTCCCAAGCTCGCGCACCTTGGCGTCGCGAGGAACCCAATCGTCGCCGTAACGATAGCCCTTGACGTCGAGCATTTCGGCATAGTGAGCGAGGCCGTGGCCGCTCGCCTCATAGAAATCCACGACGCGGATTTCGCGGCCGACCACCTGAAAGAACCATATCGCCGTGCTGTAGCCGATCCCCAAATCCCAGGCCGTATGAACCGGCAGGATCGGGTCCACAGTTATTGCGGTGAGCCGCCCGCCAAGCTTCGCCGCATTCATTTCGTGGGCGCAATAGGCCCCGACGAAGACGGTCGCGAAGCCGCCCTCCCAGATATGATCGTAGCTTCCGGGCCGGTCGAGCATGTCGCGTTGGCGCGTGCGCTCAAGGATTTCGGGAAACCACGGATTGTCGCGCCAGTTCAATTCCACGATCTTGACGCGCGGGTCAGGCTTCCCGGCGCGCCAGCGCTTATGCGTCGGGCTGCGCTTGCTCTCAGGGTTCCACGTCACCCAAAGCTCGCTGTCTTCCTCGCGCAAGGTCGGGATCAGCTTGACGTAGGCCTCTTCCGTCACAGGCTCCGCCTCATCGATCCATGCAAGCAGAATGCGCGACTTGGACTTGATGCTGTCGATATTGCGGTCAAGGCCGACGAAGGCGTAGGAAATGCCCCCGGAGCGGGTCTTGACGTAGCGGTCGCCGATTTCGAAAGCGGACGCGAGCCAAGGCTCGGAACGGATCGCCAGCTTTATTTCCTCCAGCGACGAGTCCGCGAGGCTGTTCATGAACTGCCGCCCGCATAGGATGATACCCTCGCGGCCGGCGCGATCCCACATATACGCGCGAACCGCGGTCATTTTGGCGAAGCTGCGCGATTTGGCGGAGCCGCGCCCTCCGAAGGCGCCGCGCACGTCCGCCTCCCCGCAAAAGGCCGGAATGAGCTTCGGCGGGAGCTGAACCCGAGCCTTAGACATCGGGGCCAATCAGTTCGATAACGCTGCTGCTCGCCGAGGCGGCGTCGCTGTCCGACGCACTGTCCATTGCGTGCGCTTGCCGCTCGACGCCAACGGCGTTCTTGAGGCCGCCCGTCAGGTTGGCGGCGGCCTGCGCGCGGACCGGCAAGCTGACGGCGCGCAACATGCGCTGACGGCGCTCGACGGTTTTATCGCCCCGCGTTTCTTCTTCGATCGCCTCGGCGATCTCATCGCGGTGCTGGGCGATCTCTTCAAGCTCCTGTCCGAGGCCCGCAATGATCCGGCGAAAGTCACGGGCGACACGCTGATGCTCGCGCAGCACGGCGACCCGCTCGTCAACGGCGGCCTCAACGTCAGCCTCAGTGACCTCCGCGCGCGTGCGCTGGTCCGCATGGTCCGATCCGCTGGTCCGGTCCGGTCCGGTCAGCAAGAGCCGTTCAGCGACGCGGCGGTTGACCTCGGCGGCCTTGTCCTGCGTCCAGCCCTCTTTCTTCGCGCGGCGCAGGATCGATTGGTGGCCTACGCCATAGCGCCGGGCGAGTTCGCGGATGCTCGCGCGGCCAAGCCGATAGTCGCGCTCGACGGCCTCCCAGTCCGCGCTAGTTCGGGACATTGGCCCCTCCGATTTCGTGGACGCTCGCGCGAGCCGGAGACGGCACGGGCACAATAACTACGAACTCATCACCCTCCCGAACGCGGCCCGGCCCCGCGAGCCGCGCAATCTCGGCGTCGAGGTTGCCCCGGTCGACGATGACGAAGCTGCGCCCTGCGTCACGGTTCATTGGCGAATGGTCGGCTGGATAGGTCCTGCTCATTTGCCTGCGTCTCCTTCGCTCGGCGTTGGTCCTGCTATCGCGCCCGGCCGGGCATCCGCCGTCGGGGCATCGCCGGGCGACTTCATCTGGATTTGTCCCGGCGGCGGCTCACCCTCGCTCAACCACCGGATGACAACGACATCATCGAGCGAACCGCGAAGCCGAGGGCTTGTCGATCTTCTGATGTTTCGACCAAGCGGGAATGTCGGGATAGGCGCTCCCCTCGGCGGTGTAGCGGCGGATGCACCCGACCCGTTCAAGTTCGGCAAGCCAACCCTCGATCAAATGTGCGGCGTCGTCATCGTAGGGGAAGAGAAGGCTCGCGAGCATTCGAGGGGCGGCGCGGGTTCTTCCGGCGTCGTCGGCGATCGTCCAAAGCAGGATAAACAAGAGCCGGGCGTCGCGGGAGACCTTGCCGATGGTTTCCGATTGCGGGAACTCGGGCTTGATGGTGCGAATACGGGCCATCAGCGCGCCTCCCGCGTCGGAATGCCCCAGGCGGCGAGCGCTTGGCGCGCATCGTCGATCGACCTGATCACGGCGAACGGGACGCGCAGGGCCGCGCATCGATCAGCGAAGGCGCGCTGCTCCGGCGACAGATAGCCGCCCGGCGCTTTCACTTCGAGGAAGTGCGAGCGACCGTCGAGCGTGACAATGCAGAGGTCAGCGACGCCCGCGACGACGCCCTGCCACTTCAGCCTCGCGGCCTCAGCTTTTGAGCGGTAGCCGCCATTAGGAACGTGGAAGACGATCAACTCCGGCGCGAACGCTTTGAGCCATTCGAGCGCGGCGGCTTGAATGCGCGCCTCGGCGTTGCGGTCCGGATTTTGCGCAATTGTTGAAGGGCGGCGCTCACGACGGCCGCCCTCCGAACGCCATCTCGGCGACGATCGGCGCGAGCGCCGGAGCGACGCCACGGCGCGCGAGGAACTTCAGTTGAAATTCATCTTTGCTGGGGGTAAGGCTGTATTTGTTCGTCGTAGAACAATGCAAGCTTTGCCCCCGGCCCGCGTGGCCGGGTTCTCTTTGAGATGGTTGGGCATGGCTCACGCGGCCCCCGCTGCTGCCAGAACCGCTTCAGCCGGAACCGTCGTCAAGCGAACAATTTCGGAATGGGGAACGAGGGTCCGGCCGGCGATCCGGAGAAGTTTCAGTTCGCCGGTCTTGGCGAATTCATAGACAGAAACTCTTGAAATTCCTAAGACATATGCGCTTTCGTTGATCGGCCAGGCGGCGCGCGGCATTGCCGCGACGGCGCTTGGCTCGTAGGTGAGCGCTTCGGCGAGTTCCGAAACAGATGAAAGCAGCTTGGGCATGATGCGACGGCCTATCAAAAAGCCCACGCCGACTGCTCGGGCGCCGCCTGCTATTTCACGATGGGTTGCTCGCCCAGCCACAGCTTCGCGGTTGATGACGAAGGGCTACTGAAGGCTCGCTCGACCGGCGCGCGCGTTTGATTGCGACTACGATCGCATTGGCTGTTGATGGCCGATGCTGCGTGCCTCCAATAATCTGACCCGCGTTCAAGCTTGTCAATGACACGCCGCCGGCCGGAGGCAAATAAGCGCAAACTTATCGACAGTTTTGTCAGAGCCGCGAAGAGCGGACCGCGAGCGGCTCGATCCTCCCATTCGCTGCCGCCAGGGAGCCCCGCAACACCGCGAGATCATCAACGCCGCCCGTCGCCTCTCCGTCGAGCACAGAGCCGCCCTCGCGCCACGCGGCGCGCTGATCGAGCGTTTCCGTCGCGCCGAGGCTCGGCTCGTCGAATTCCTCTTCGGCGTCGTGACCGTCCTCAAGGTCTTCGCCGGCCGCGTCCAGGGAATCCACGGCGGCGATGAGGCGATCAATCGCCGCCTCCAGCCGGCGGCGATGGATCGGCGGGAACGGGCGCCGGCGTTGCGCGCCGGGGCTTGAGCATGGCGTTCACGGTCACGCCTCCCCAGCGGCGAGCGGAGAGCGAAAGAGCGGCGAATTGAGCAGCGCGGGGGCGAGTTCGCCGGCAAACTCGGGAATGCAGCCGTTGTCGATTTCGGCGGCATATTCGAGCAGCGCGCGGAGCCCTGCCATCGTCGCGACCGGCGTGCTGAGCAAGGTGGAGCGGGCCTCGTTGACGACGTCGCAGGCGGCTTCATTCGCGTCTACATCGGCCTGCGTGACCTTGCGACCGTTTTGTCTGGCGTAAACGCTGTCTTGCGCGTTGACCGTGGCCGCAAAGGCGGCCTCAGCGGCCCTATGACGCTCGACGCGGCGAAGATCGGATCGCCCCCGGCAGGGCTGGCAGGGCCGCCTTGGCGGCGTGCGGGGCGGCATATGCTGCGCCGAGGGCGGCCAGGCCGCGCTTGTCGGCCTCGGCGTCGAAAGCGTCGGCCGTGGCCCGCAGGGGATGCCAGCCGGAGGCGATTTCCTCGCGCTCGCCGCAGCGGCGCAGATCGGCGGCGATGGCGCCGAGGTCGAAAGCGCTGAGTTTGCCCGAGCCATTGCGGCGGGCGCGGTCGCGCCAGACAGAGCGTTCGTAGCGGAAATGCTCAAGCATCAGGCGGAAGCTCGGCGAGCCATCCGGGTTGGTGAAGCCCCGGCGCTTGGGAACCGCGACGCGCGCGAGATGGGGAGAAGTGATAGAAGCGAAATCAGCCATGATCGAACGTCCTTCGTTCGGTTTGGTCAGGGCCGTTCGGGAGGTTGCCGCCTCTTGATCGGACCGCGTATTTTGTGTATTACCTTTTCATGGCGAAGTCAATAGAGGTAATACCTAAAAAAAGAGGGCGCCCGGCTACGGGCAAAGACCCTATGCTCGCGTTTCGATCGCCGCCGGAGTTGACTGCGCGCGTGGACGCATGGGCTGACGCCATGCCGGAGCCCAAACCTTCTCGATCGGAAGCGCTGCGGTTGCTCGTCGAGAAGGGGCTCGAAACCTCGCCGTCAAGCTCGCCGCCATCCGACGCTTCCCTAGACTGCCAAATCGCGAAGAAGGAAGCGGCCATCGATGAGATACCGGAACATGCCGAGCCGAGCCCCGAGGCTGCGCTCGCGGCGATGAATAAAGCCCTGGCGGAAAATGAGCTTATCGACATGAAGAACAAGCGGACGCAGCGGAAGAACGCGAGGCGCAAATAGCCGCCGCCGGCGGCGTCCAGTTCATTGCCGAGAACGACGGCGGGGCGGGCGTCAGGTTTAGGAACGGGGTAGCGAGGGTCTTGCGAGATGGGAGGCGTCTATCTCCAGTTTGTCGACGCCGCGATGGCCTAAAACGGCTGCCCGATTAGGTGTTCGGAAGCAGAGACACGACACGGCGTCAGCCGTTCAATTCCTGCCATGCGCTCTCGGCGTTGAGTTCTAACGCAGTCTTCTGCCGAGGCTCGTATAGCTGTCGGTGATAGAGCTGGGCGGCGGTCTCGGTCGCGGGTCTTATGTAATCGTCGTAGACGTTCAGGCGCGTGACGTATTGATGATGATCAAAGCGCATAACATTCTGCGGTACGACCTCATGCGCACCATTATCCTGGACGCCAAAGACATCTTTGACGAAGTTGACCGCCTTTTCGACTACGGTTGCAGCGTTTGCGGTTTGCACGATGACACCTTTTGCCAGGATCATGGTTAATGTATATGGCTAACGTGCCTCGGCAAGATCGGTTCCCGTATTTCGGGCAGCCCCCCCGGGGCCAGATTGATCGCGGCCTGAAGGTCGACGAGGGACCGGAAGATGCCGCGTTTGAACGGCCCTGCGCGAACCCGTCGCGCCTCGCGTCTCATCGCTTCGCCGCTGACCCCGTTGCATCTCACTGATCGCCGGCGGACGAAACGAAAGCGCGCGGCAATGAGGGAAGGACTGCGGGAATGACGAATAGCGACGGCGGAGGCCCGTTGCCCCGGCTAAGCGTGTTCGGCGCAGGCGCGCGGATCGTCGGGATATGGATTTTCGGCCTGATCGGCTCGCGGAGCTTGTTCGCAATCCTGGGCGAGCGCTGGACCGCGCGGCCGGCGGTTACAGCGACGATGGCTCGGTGGGCGGAATGATTGCCGGCGTCGCCCTGTTCACATGCGCTCGGCTTTGGGCGCGGGAACGGCGCTAAGGCTGTCTCGGCCGCCTCGATCGGGCAACGGTTCGTTCGCCACTGTTCGCCCGAATTTGCGCCCAGCGCGGCGAATGTGTGGGACCAAGCGTGGGACCGAAAACAGCCACGGCCATAAGCTACTGTTAAATAATAGCAATTTATAGTGGTTTGGCTCCCCGAGAAGGACTCGAACCTGCGACCATTCGATTAACAGTCGTTTTTTTGCCTGTTTTCGCGGTTGCATCCGGAGGCGTCCGGTAACACAAAAGCCGCGTAACCCCTTGCAACTCGGCTCAAATGCGCGCAAATGATTTCTGGTGATACCGGACGCCTAGCGCGAGCAAAATGTTGTCCCGGTGTTGTCCCGGTGTTGCCGGGCTGGCATTCGAGCCTTTTTCGCATGCTGGCCTGTTGTCCCGGTTGTCCCGGCACGGAGGGCATTCGATGGCGGTGAAGCGCGACTTAACTGACAAGGGATTGCAGGCCCTTAAGCCGGCGCCTCCGGGCAAACGCTATTTCGAGTGGGACGCCGTTGTCGACGGCTTCGCGGCGCGGGTCGACGACGCGGACCCGCCGAACATCGCCTTTTATTTTGTCAAGCGCTTCCCCGGTCAAAAGTCACCCTCCCCGCGCAAGATCGCGGATTATCGCCGCGGCGAAGGCAAGGACGAGCGCGCAGGGACACTAAGGAGCGCCCGCCAAAAGGCCAGGGAATGGCTAGATGGAATCCAGAGGGGGATAGACCCGAAGCAGACCGCGGAGGCGGCTAGGCGCGCCGCTGAGGCCGCGCGCCGCGAAGCGGAGCGGCAGGCGAAGAACACGTTTCGCCTGGCCTTCGAAGATTACGTGGAGGAGCGGCGGGCTGACAAAGATGATGACGGCCGCACAAAGATGCGATCGCTCGACGTTATGGCTGGCGTTATCAGAAAGCACGTGTACCCGGCATGGGAAAATAGGCCGTTCACAGAAATAACGCGCAACGACGCAAACGACCTTCTCAAGCCCATCTCGAAGGCGACGCCAACGCACGCGCGCCGCATTCGCTCCTATCTTGGAACGTTCGGACTGTGGGCAGAAAACGACGGCAGGATTAAAGAGTCGCCATTCCTGAAGCTGAAGCACCTTGGCACTGAGAACAAGCGCAATCGCCATCTCACCAAGGACGAGATCAGGGTTATTTGGCGCGCCTCCGCACACGTCGGAGCTTTCGGCTACGCGGTGCGCATGATGCTTGTCACCGGCCAACGCCGAACAGAAGTTGGCGGGATGCTTTGGCGCGAAATAGACGAAGCGAAGCGCCTCTGGTTGCTACCGAGCGCCCGCACCAAGTCAAAACGCGACCATATAGTCCCGCTGTCTGGCCTCGCCATGTCCATTCTCGCTGACTGTTCGCGCGTTGGCCCGCACGTGTTTACCTCCCGGCCGCCGCGAAAGTCTGCTCGGGAATTTGATACGAAGGCAACAACGGCGCCGCTCTCTGGTTGGTCGCAAGGCAAGAGCCGTCTCGACAAGCTGGCGCTTACAGAGCTTCGCGACCTAACCGGCGACGACGAGGCCAAGCTTCCGGAGTGGCACTTGCATGACCTCCGGAGGACATGCGTAACCAATCTGGCGGCCCTGCGGGTAGAGCGCATCGTCGTCAGCAAGGTAATGAATCACGCCGAGGGCGGTGTCACAACGATCTACGACCAGCACGCATACACCGACGAAAAGCGCGCCGCGCTCGACCGTTGGGCTCGCCGGCTTATCGAGATCGTCGACGGCATCGAGCCGTCAAACGTCGTCAGCTTCCCGGCGAGGGGCTGAGCGATGGATGAGAACGATTTCAAGGCTCCCAAAGAAAGTCCCGAATGGACTTTCCAGGAGATAATGCGTCTATTGGGAGAAATCGATGTTCTACCTGATACGCACAAAATTGTTGGTGAGGACTGTATCGAAGTTAGCCCCCGTATGCACATGAACACTCTCAAACAGCAGCTACCTTTCGATTTAAAGCAACTACTTGCGCACATTGGTCCGGTAAAAAAACCGTCCTCACCCCAAGAATTTTATGCCTCGAAAGACAACTCGTTCCGTAGTTATTTCAGCTTGAGCAGCCTCATGTGGGGATGCTTTGCCATCGGACAGCACGTCTCGCCCGCCGAATTCCAGAAAGTCATGATGGAGCGCGAGATTAAGACGAAGCATCAACAAAAGGCGGCGATGGGCAGGGTCGCCCAGGTTCGTGATGAGAGCGCGGACTGGGAGACGTTGATCCTCAGATTTGCAAAGGAAATCCGTGAAAGAGAGCCCTGGCTTGCCACCTCGAAATTGGCGAAGCGCATGTGTTCTGACGATGGTGGCGTCCCGGAGGAATGGGTTGCCCGCTGGGAAAAAGAGCCCGCGCCGGTTCCCGTTCGGTGCTACAAAACGACGGTCACCCGGTTGAAAAAGTTTGAGATCGACAAGGAGCTATGCTTGGCGGATCAACATGACCGTCCGAAAAAATTCTCCAGAAAAGTGGAAATCAGCCGGGCTCGCTGAATTCCATTGCCTGACTGAATTCGCAATCCTCTCCGGTGACACCGCATTCTGCGGAAAGTTACCAGGAGGTTAAGAAATGCAACCGAATACCCATCGCACCGCTACAGCACGGGCGTCCTTGCCCTCAGAAAAAGCGGCGCCGAAAGTCGATCTAGCCGCCATTGCCGCAAAAGAAATGTGGACGCACAGGGACATGGAGGCCCTGGGCTATGCGACTGATCGCGCGACCACGCGCCGCCGTATCGCCCGCGGGGATTTTCCGCCGCCGGTGATCTTAAGTTCCAACTCCGTCGCATGGATCGCCGCCGAGGTCCGCGACAACGCCGCCAACCGCCCCCGCGGCCTCGCCCCGCAGCCGCCGCGCCAGCGCCCGAGCACCGCGCCGGTCACGCTTTCCGCCGTCGGCCGCTCGCGCGGGGTGGCGTGACCGCATGTCCACGGAAGAGGAAAGCCCGGCGCCTGCCCGCGCCGGGCTCCCGATTGGTCTCGCTCCGCAGATCGATCCGTCGGCACAATTAACGCTTGCTGCCTCGCGGGACAAGAGGCCCCCGGTTTCGATCCTTCTGAGGCCCTATCAGGTCGAAATCAATCAGCGCACCGGCGACGAGTTTCGCTCCGGCGCGCGGCGCGTCCTAATCGTCAGCCCGACGGGATCCGGAAAGGGCCTTCTCGTCGTCTATCACGCGCAGCGCCTCGCCGCCGCCGGCAAGCGAGTCCTCGTCCTCGCGCCGACCCGCGAAATCCGCGACCAGCTCGCGGCCGCCTTGACGGCCGCCGGCGTCGCCCACGGCCTCACCGCGCCGGGCACCGTCGAGACTGAGGCGCTCGTGCAGGTCGCCACGGTCGCGACGATGGCGCAGCCCAAACGGCGCGCCCAATGGGCGGCCTGGGCCGACTGGATCCTCGGTGACGAGGCGCACCATTTTGCCGCGCGGACCTGGCGGCGCGTAGTCGCCGATCAGCCGCGCGCCCGCGTCGCCGGGTACAGCGCGACGCCAATTCGCACAGATGGGGCTGCGCTCGGCGACATGTTTGATGCAATGGTTATAGGCCCCAGCGTCGCCGATCTTATGGTGTGGGGTTTCCTGTCTCAGTTCGCTGTCTTCGCGCCGTCGGCGCCCGACCTGGCGCGCGCAGGCAAGCGAGGCGGCGACTTCGAGACGTGCGCGCTGCGCGAGCGCATGGGCGCCGTCGTCATCGGGGCGGCCGTGCGCGAGTACCTCCGCCTATGTCCGGGCGTCGCCGCCGTCGCTTTCTGCGTGGACCGCCAGCACGGGCGCGCCGTCGAGCAGGCCTTCGTCGCCGCCGGCGTCCGTGCGGCATTTATCGACGGCGACACACCAGCGGATGAGCGGCGGGCGGCGATCGCGGCGCTGGGCGACGGCGGCCTCGACGTGCTCGTCAACTGCGGTTTGGTAGCGGAGGGCGTAGACATCCCAGCGATCGGCGCCGTGCTGCTGCTGCGCCCGACGATGTCGCTGGCGCTGCACCTGCAGCAAGTGGAGCGCGCCCTTCGGCCGGCCCCCGGCAAGGCGCGCGCGCTCATCCTGGATTTCAGCGCCAACATTGAAAGGCTCGGGTTCCCCGATGAGCCGCGTGCTTGGTCATTGCAGGGCAGCATGAAACCCGGGCGGGACAACGGAGACGCGCCACGCGCGCGGCGTTGCCCGTGCTGTTCCGCGATGAGCCGGCCGGCGGCTCGCGAATGCGCCGAATGCGGCGCCGATCTTCGGACAGCGCGAGAACGCCGGGAGGCCGAGATCGCGCTCGCCGAGGCGAAGCGCTGCGCCGAGGAGGACTTCGTCGCAACGCTGCCGAGGCCCCACGCCGTTGCGTGGGCCGGGGCAGACTTCGAACGGCTTCGCCTAGTCGCTCGCCTTCAGGGCCTCAAACCGGGCTGGGCTCATTTCCAACACCAACGCGCGCTTCAGGCCGAGGCGCGGCGTCATGGCTAAGGCGTCCCGCCGCAAAAACGCAATTTCGGCGCAATTCTCAACGCGGACGATCCCGATGTTGGAATGCCCCGCCTATCGCGTCCTGTCGCTGGCCGCTCACCGGGTACTGTCGAGGCTGGAGGTCGAACACGCCCACCACGGCGGCAAGGACAACGGCGCTTTGATCTGCACATATGACCAGTTTGTCAGCTACGGGCTCCACAGGCATGCAATCGGGCCGGCCCTGCGCGAGTTGGAGGCCTTGGGCTTCATCGAAACCATGCGCAAGGGTTGCGCGCTGAACGGAGACCTTAGGCAATCCAGCCTCTACCGCCTCACGCATCGCCACCTGCCCGGCGAGTCTGGCGATGGCACCCACGAATATCTCGCGATCGAGACGATCGCAGAGGCGGAAGGCATCGCCGAGAGCGCCCGCAAGAACTCAAACTTTCGCATTAGCGCCCTCGCCAAAGCGCGCGCCAAAAAACAAAACGCCAGTGACGGAAAACGACACTCACCAGTGACGGAAATCGACACTGAAAGTTCAAATCCCCAGTGACGGAAACCATCACTGCTACCGGTGTCGGAAACCATCACTGCTATCTATATCTCGGTCAAGGTTCCTCGCTTTCCGCCGTCACGTCCGTCTGTCGGTCGAGCACAGTAAGGTGCTTTCCCTCGCGCTACGACATCGCCGGCTGCGTCGCGCCTTTAGGCGCGCGGGCGCGCGTTCTTCTCCGCCAGAACGCGCGCGAGGGTCTGCGCGGCCGATCGTGCTCGAAAGCGGGGTCGCGATTCCGCTGATCGATCGCGGCGACGGCGCGCGAAACGGTGGCTTTGCGGCGAGCATCCGATATCTGATCACGTGGTCATGTCTCGTTAATTCTTTGATATCGCGTGCACTCGAATGAACTATTGCGGATTTTGCAGAGCATGGGACAACGATGGGACAACGAAACGCGACGAAAAATCGCGCCCGGGAATTTGACTTTGGCCGCTTCGCCCGCCGATCCGCCCGTCACCCGCCCCGCCAGGGGGATGCTCATCGTTGCCGTTGAGGGCGCGCGTGAGGAGAAGTCGCTCAAGCGCCGCGCCGCCTTCGCGTCGCTTATCCCTAACGCCATAGACGGGGTGCTCCGAGAGGAATCGGTTCGCCTTCGCTTGGAGCTGGGCATCAACTTGGAATTGGCCCGGCGGGCCGCCACGCGGCTCGCCGGCCTCGACCGGATGCTGAACGCCGGCGGCGGCCCCGTCGTCATCATCGCGCCGCCCTTGCTCGGCGAACCGGCGCGCTATCTCGCCGCCAAGCCCGAAGAGGTCGAGGCGGCTGCGGCCGTCTGGCGCGCTTACCGTGCGGCGCTCGCGGTAGACGTGCACGCCGAGGCTGCGCAACATCTGAAATTCCCCGATCCGCCTGGGGCGCCATCCGCTCGCCGTTCGCACGGCGATGCCCTCGGCGGCGAGGCGGCGGCGGGCTCAGGGGTGAACCCGCCGCTGCCGAACTTTACAGGCCAGCGCGCATGACAAAGGCCGGTCGCAAGCCGCGCGCCTCCTGCCTCGTCTGCAAACACCCGGCGAAGCACGAGATCGAGGCGGCGAGGGTCGCGGGCGTCTCGCTCGACGCCATTGCCGAAAAGTGGAAGATCGACCGGTCAGCCGTCTGGAGGCACTGCCGAAACCATGTGAGCGCGAGTGACCGCGCCCAATATCTCGCCGACGTCGACCTGGCGGAAGTCGCTGCGCGCGCTGCGCGCGAGGGCGGATCTATCCTGCACTATCTCGCGCTCGCCCGGTCGACCTTGACGTCTCAAATGTTGCTCGGCGCGCAGGTTAACGACCGGCACGGCGTCGCCACCCTCGCGGGGAAGCTGACGGCCTGCCTCTCGACAATGGCGCGCATCACCGGCGAGCTTAGCGGCCTGCGCACGTTGAACGTGACGAACAACGTCCACATCACCAATCAAATCTTCCTCGAAATCGAGGCGATGCTCGCCGACCGGCTGAAAGGACACCCGGACGCGCTGGTGGCCGTCATCGAAGGCCTCCGCGACCTCGGCGAGAAGGAGGACGCCCGCAAATCCGAAGGGCCGCCGCTGGCCGCGTTGCAGGAGGCCGCCCATGCCGCCGCGCGGTGACGCCTTCCGACGTGTCGCTGACTCGCTGCGCTATCGCCGCGACCCCGTAGCATTCGCGCGCGATAAGCTGGGCTTTGAGCCCGACCCCTGGCAGGCACAATTCCTGAGAGCGACGGCGCCGAATGAGATCGCGTGCTGTTCCCGACAAGTAGGCAAATCGGAGACGACGGGCGCAAAGGCCACGCACGTGGCAGTTTATGAGCCCGGCAGCTTGATCCTCGCGATTTCCCCCTCGATTCGTCAAACGCGCGAACTGTTCGGGAAAATATCAAGCAACTTGAGCCGGCTTGATCCAGCCATCGAGCTTATAGAGGACAATCGACTTTCGTGTCAGCTCGAAAACGAAAGCCGCATTGTTTGCTTGCCGGCGGATAGCGGCACAATCCGCGGCTTCTCTGCGCCGAGGCTCATCATCATTGATGAAGCCGCATTTGTTGGTGACGATGTCTACGACACCCTGCGACCGATGATGGCTGTTTCGCAAGGTCAGATGATTTTGCTTTCGA